GAAACTGCGTGAGTATGCCGCCAAAGACAACATCAACTACGGCGAGGATGACAAGGACATCATCGCCAATGAGTGGGCGGAGTTCCAGAGCGAGCTCGCCGACTGGGGCATGGAGTTCGAGCAGCCCAAGCAGAAAGACAAGTTCCGTGAGCGCTTTGACGCGATGGACAACGACTCCGCAGTGTATCCGTTAATTCCCAAATACGACGAGAAGCACGAATTGTTCATCATTCAAAGCTCTAACGAGGTTGACAGCAACTGGCTGCGTGAGGTGCTCGATATGCAGCACATGAGGTCGTATAAGACCGGCAAGGTGAGCAAGAGCAACGTCATCAGCATACAGGACTTCCGTGAGGCCATCACGCGTGGTCAGAAAGGAGCGGAGCAATGAGCCTGCGTATCGTAATCCCCTCCCACAAGCGGCACGACCGAGTGTTCGCGAAGTACCTGGTCAATGACCCAATCATCTGCGTGGCGAAGTCACAGGCGGAGCTTTACAAAGAGTTCAACCCCGACTGCGAGATAGTGACGCACCCCGACGACATCATCGGGCTGATTCCGAAACGCAACTGGATGGCGAAGCATTTCCGTGAGTTGTTCATGCTCGACGATGACGTGGACGCATGCAAAAAGCTCTACACCGAGAAGGGCGAGACGGCCCGCATCCGCGACCGCAACGAGATAACGCAGATCATCGAGAACCTGTATGACATCGCCTGCATGCTCGATGTCCATGTGTTCGGCTTCACCAGCCGTATCTCGCCGGTCATGTACGACGAGACGGAGTACCTCTCCCTCGACAAGATGATAACGGGTTGCTCTTACGGCGTGCGCTACAACAAGAACGTGTGGTGGAACGAGGAGTTGAAACTCAAGGAGGATTTTTGGATCTCGTGCTACATGAAGTACACCGAGCGGAAGGTTCTCACCGACCTGCGCTACAATTTCGAGCAGAAGTCCACCTTCGTGAACGCCGGCGGCCTGTCGGCCATTCGCAACCAGGAAGAGGAGCAGCGGTCAATACTGCTCATACGGAAATACTTCGGCGAGGCAATTCGCCTGAAGGGCCAGGGCAACAACGGCAAGGACAAAACCAAGTCGCTGGTGCAGTACAACATCAGTGCGTCATTTCCATTTTGATTTGACAAAATTTCACATAGGTTAAAGTGCTGAATTTCAGCCTATATATCGAAAATTTTGACTAACTTTACAGAAAAATATGGGACATTTCGCATTGAGAACCAAGAATGGCTACGACTTCCTTGAGTGTGCCAGCGCATTGCAGAAGAGCATCCGCCGCGACGATGTGGTGGTGGCGGCTTTCTTCGGGGTGGAACTTTGGCAGTCAGGCTACGGCAACTATGTGTGGAAACGACTCTACACCATCAGCGCCGAGGACTGTTGGGGACTCATCACCCATGAGATTGACGCGCTGCACAACGGCTATGAGCTGGTGAACAAAGGGAGCAAAGAGCCGAAAGGTCGCATCTTCATCGGCAAGGCGATAATCCTGCTTTGCGAGTGCTACAAGTCACGCGACGCAGACCACCTCAACAACCTTGCGGTGGACCAACTCGCGCTGACCGACCCGCAGATCATCGCCGCCCTGGACGATGCGCGCCGACAACCGCTGGAGGTGCCGGAATACACCTTCGACATCCACACCAAGAAAGGCCGCAAGATGGGCAAGACGAAAGCCGAGTTCTTCCACGAGGAACACGAAGCCCTGCAACCGAGGTTTCCCGGGCTGTTCGACAATCTTGTGCCTTGACGTATCACTCTTAGACGGCAGCACTACCTGCGACATTGAGAGCAATAGTAACCGGCAGCGAGGGCTTCATAGGTCAAGTCCTCTGCCGCCGACTGGCACCGCACTTCGAGGTCGTCCGCATCGACACGAAGATTGGCGGTGACGCCGCCCGCATCGAGCCCCTGTTGGCCGACGGCGGCATTGACGTGGTATTTCATCTTGCCGCCGAGACGAGCGTGTTCAACGACCGCCTCGACGACATCGAGCGAGAGAACGTGCACGCGTTCATGGTGGTGGCCACCGCTTGCCGCCGCTACGGGGTGAAACTGGTCTATGCGTCCAGCAGCACCGCAAACGCCTGCAACACGACCTCGATGTACGGCATGACGAAGTATTTTGACGAGCAGTTTGCGAAAGCCTACTGCCCGAGAGCAACCGGCGTTCGTCTTCACAACGTGTATGGTCCCGCCCCACGAGAGGGAACTCTGCTGTACAACTTGCTTACCCAAGAGACCTGCACGATTTACAACGGCGGACGCAACGTGCGCCACTTCACCTACATCGGTGACGCGGTAGAGGCGTTGATCTACGCTTATGCCTGCAACCGACAACTGGTGAACGTGGTGAACCCTGTGGGCAACACGGTGCGTGAGTTCTGTGACGAGGTGGCCAAGTACAAGCCCCTCAATCTTGAGTACACGGACGAGTTGCGGCCCCTCGACAATTTCGAGCAATCGGTAAACGAGGCGATTTTCACCGTACCTTTGCCGTACCGAAACATCGAAACGGGCATTTCACAGGTGTTTTCGGCAATGTCATCTTCACGATGATACTTGAATGTTTGACTTTGACCGCCGGTGTCTGCGTGACATCGTGGAGCCGGCGGTCTTTTCTTAATTCGACAACGATATGGAAGCAATATACTCCGGCATAACACCATCGGGACGCAAGGTCACCGGCCACCTCGAAGTCGAGGACGGCATTTCCTACATCGTGCAGGTCGATGCAGACAATTACGAGACATGGTACATGGTTCACACCAGCAGCGTGAGAAAGGAGGAGGTTTGATATGGCACAGAAACTGAATGAACATGGGCTCACTCCGAAGCAGGAGGCTTTTTGTCATGCCTACGTCAATGCCTACGGAACGCCCGACTTTGGGAATGCCACCGCAGCGCTGCTAAAAGTGTACAACTACAAGAGCCAAAAGGGAGCATGGGAAGCCGCATCTCGCTTGATGAATGACTGCAAGGTAACCGCAAGGTTGAACGAATTGCTCATGGAGCGACTTTGCGAGGCTGAGGCGACCGCTCAGGCACTCATCGACCGCGACAAACTTGCCGCAAACTTCGACGATGGTATGTTGTGGGAGACCGACCCCGAGACAGGGCGAGAATTGAAGATTTCAATAAAGAAGCTGCCGAAGTGGGTGCGTGTGCTCGGCACATGGAAAAGCATCGGCGGCAGGGCAATCTTTGTCGTTGACAAGGAGGCTGCACGAGAAAGGCTGCACAAGGCTCTCATCAAAACCAAAGTTGAACACAGCCTGTCGGAAGATTTCCCATTGGCAGACGGCAGGGTGAGCATATCATTCCGCACAGATGCTTGATGTACCGGCTGAAGGACTGTCGCCAAATGCGTTTTGGCTGTTGCGTTACGCTCTCGATCCGAGTGTGCGTTACATCGTCATGTACGGCGGTTCCTCGTCGGGTAAATCCTATTCAGCGGCACAGATATTGTCGCTGATAACCTACTACGAGGGCAGCAACAACCTCGTCATGCGCAAGGTGGGCGCAAGCATAGAGAAAACTATCTACGCAGATTTCCGAGCTGCCATCAACGGCATTGAGTCGCTTGAGGGAAGATACCGTTTCAAGCAGAACAGCATCGTGTTCACAAATGGCACAAGAATTGATTTCAGCGGATTGGATGACCCCGAAAAAATCAAGGGTATCAGTCAGTACAAGCGAGTGTTCCTGGACGAGTTAAGCGAGTACGATGAAACCGACTTCAAGCAAATCCGCCTGCGTCTGCGTGGAAAGGAGGGGCAGCAGATTATAGCCGCCTTCAACCCCATCAGCGAGGAACATTGGATTAAGAAGAAATGGTTCGACCGCGAAGAATGGCATGAGATGCCCATGTCGTTGGTGTTTGATGGTGAGACACTGCCGCCCGAATTATGCGCCGTGAAGTCGGTGCGGATGAACAGCGAGAAACTAATCCTCAACCCCAACACCGGCGAGTACGACCGCCATGCGCCCGACACAATCGTCATCCAGTCCACCTACCTCAACAACTTTTGGGTGGTGGGCTCGCCCGACGGCAAGTACGGCTACTACGACTACCAGGCCATCGCCAACTTCGAGAACGACCGCATCAACGACCCCGACTACTACCAGGTCTATGCGCTCGGCGAGTGGGGACACATCCGCACAGGAGCGGAGTTCTTCCCCTCGTTCAACCGTGGTGTGGTGTGCGGCAAGTTTCCATTCAACCCCGAATTGCCCATTCACATCAGCATGGACTCAAACGTGCTGCCGTATGTCACCGCCACGTTCTTCCAAAAAGAGTATAAGCCCGACGATGTTCAGCAAGTTACGCAGTTTGATGAGCTGCCGATAGAGAGTCCGAACAACTCGGCACGCAAGGCCGCGAAGGTGATTGCCGCCAAACTCCGTGAGTACCACTACACCGGCAAGGTCTATCTGCATGGCGACGCGTCAGGCAAGGCGGCGAACACCATTGACGAGAACAACCGCTCGTTCTTCGACCTCGTCATTGACGAACTGGAGCATGAGGGCTTTGAGGTGGAGGACTGCATCGGCAACAAGAACCCTGCCGTGGCGACCACCGGCGAGTTCATCAATGCCGTGTGGGATGGTCGTGTGCCGGGTGTGGCTATCCGCATCGACAACGACTGCACCACGTCGATTGACGATTACCAGGCGGTGCAGAAGGACGAGAACGGAGCAATCGCCAAGCAGAAGGTGACGAACCCTGTCACCAAGCAGAAGTACGAGGCACACGGCCATGTCAGCGATACGCTGCGTTACGCCGTGCACGACTTGTTGCGTGCCCAGTACACCGAGTTCAGCATGGGGCGCAAACGCTCGATCTACAGCGAGGGCGAGTTCAAGTTCTTCAACCCTGCCACCGAGTACGACTACGAGCAGGCAATCGTGTATGTGCTGCCGTCCTTCGGTGGCCGTTTCGCTTTGGCTCGTCTCGCACGTATCGCCGACCGCTGGCACCTCACCGACGTATGCCTGCGCCCGGTCAAGGGCAATGAGGAGATGGCCGGGTGGATACGCTCGTTCACCGCCACGATGTTTGTGGTGGAGTGCCAGCAAGCCTACTTCCCGATGGTGCGCGACCTGCGCAAGGACCTGCCACAGGTGAATGTGCTGAAACTCGGCAGCGACCACCGCGTGCGTATCTCGGCGATGAGCGACTGGGTGCGTGCCCATGTCCATCTCGACCCCGAGAAGATGAGTGAGCCTGAGTATGCCGCGTTCATGGGCGACGTGCTTGATTACAACGACCAATCGCCTGCCGACCAGACGGCGGCATCAGCTGTGCTTTCGGGGTTGGCTCGCATCATCATTCGCGGTGTGTAAGCACGTATGATTGTCAATGAGTTAGCAAAGGTTAAGGCGACTTGATACAGGTTCAAAAAAGGCCTTTTTGGTACAAAAATTGCATATTATATTATAAACAACTATAAGTCAAACATTTAATTCATCTGCTATATGAAAACGAACATCAAATTTCCGGCTGACTTCTACAAGAAGCTCTACAACGAGATTATGGGCTACGGGTTTGAACCCGAGGGCGAGGATGACACCACCTGCTGGATGGAGATAGAGATTGGCAAGTTCTCTGTATCCTTGAACGCAACCTTTGAACTCGAATATGTTGATGACAGTTTCAGCCACGCATTCGGGGTGGAGGAAGACTACCATTTTGAGGTCAGTGAACTTTACTTGATTGACGATGTTGTCATCTACTACGACGATGATGACCTTGAGGAGGAAGTCGAGCTTACCGACCAATTCGACTACAAGTACTTTTGGGAGCAATTCAAGGTTTACGGCACGAAGAGCAAGGGCGTGCAAATCCACCACGGCGATGAAGTTGTGGTCAAGGATAACCGACTTTGGGGTGTATGGAAAAAGATGATTTACCTCTACACCGACAACCGCCTGGGTGTCCACGTATGCTGCCGCCGTCTCGACAAGTATCCGCTCAAAGTGAATTTCAAGTGCATTCTCCCTGCCACCACCGCCGCGCTGGCAATCGTCGGCAAGGGTGATTACAACCTGCAAAAGGACGTATAATGCGAGAGTGATTTTTTCTTTGCAATTCCAAACAACTGCTATAATGGTGTAAATCAACACTTTGCTATTTGCAAAGTAAATCAAAAGGGCGAAAAATCGCCTCGGGTCGCTTTTCAAGAATTTCGTGTTCTGGGAAAGCGGCCTTTTTTGTAGGTACTTTTGCCTTGTTCAACACGATAACAGGCACATGGGATTGCTCAAGACATTAGGTTTCATCACCAAGAGCGCGACCCCGGTAGAGGGCGGGCAAACGGTTAACGCCAGCAGCGACATCACCTCACGGCGAGCGCAGCTGATGCGTGAGATTGTAGCCACGCCGTATGTGGCGAACGCAAACTTCGTCACACTGTTCAACACCGTTCCCGAAGTCTTTTGGCCGGTGAACTACATCGCCAGCCGTGCGGCAGGGGCCAAGTACCTGCTCAAGCGGTTCAAGGACGACACCGTGGTGTGGAACAACGACACCATCAACCGAATGCTCGTCAAGCCCAACGCTTTTGAGACGTGGTATCGCACGTTGTGGAAGCATTTCGCCTACAAGCTTGTCACCGGCAACTCCTACATAAAAGCCGCCATGAGCGACGCGTTCGCCGGCGCCAAGACGCTCTACAAGTGGTGTGACCGCTATGTGACGCTTGAAGAGCCGTATGTGCAGATAGAGTACAACCAGCTGATGGGCGACATCTACGGCGTGAGCGAAATCGTGGACGTGGTGAAGTGCTACTATCACGACTACGGCACGTTCACTCGCCGTGCCATCGCTCCGCAATGCGTGTTCCACGACGTGGACGACACGTTCGGGTTCTACAACGGCGACCCGCTGAAAGCCAAGAGCCGCCTCATGGCGGTGCTTAAAGCAATCAGCAACCTCATAGCCGTGTACGAGGCACGCAACGTCATCTACGTCAAGCGAGGCGGTCTCGGCTGGCTCGTGAGTGAGACCACGGACGAGATGGGTTCCCGTTCATTGACGCAGAGCGAGAAGAAGCAAATTCTCGATGAGGCCGACAAGATGTATGGTTTCGGCGAGGGCAAGTACCCATACGGCATCAGTGACGTGAAACTGAGCTTTGTCCGCACGAACCTGTCGATTAGCGACCTCCAGCCGTTTGACGAGACACTTGCCGATGCGGTGATAATCGCCGGCATCTACGGTATTCCGCCCGTGTTGATACCTCGCAAGGACCAGTCAACGTATGCGAACCAGGCGAACGCCGAGAAAGCGGTGTACTCGTCGGTTATCATTCCGCTGGTCCAGCGGTTCTGTCAGGAGTTTACCCACTTCCTCGGTCTTGACCAGGACGGGCTGTACCTCGACGCTGACTTCAGCGATGTGGACTGCCTGCAGACGGGCAAGAAGGAGGAGCAGGAAGTGAACCGCCTCATCAGTGACCGCTGCAAGATTGAGTTCGAGAGTGCGTTGATCACGCTCAACGACTGGCGGGCTCAACAAGGATACGAACGGGTGGAAGACCCACTCTACGACAAGCTCGTGAGTGATATGACACCCGAAGACATAGAGAGAGTGAAATCATTTACCAACCCCAAACCCCAACAAGAAGATGAAGGAGAAATATCAGAGGCTTTTGTACAAGACGAAAGCGAATGATTTGGACGAGACGAGAGGTATCGTCACGGTTGCCGTCAACGGCATCGGCATTGTTGACTCCCAGAATGACATCTCAATGCCGGGCTCGTTCAACAAGACGCTCAAGGAGAACATCGCACGCATGAAGTGGTTTCTGAACCACGACACGACGCAGTTGCTCGGTGTGCCCCTTGAGGGTGAGGAGCGTGACGGGAACCTCGTTATGGTGGGTCAGCTCAACCTCGCCAAGCAGATTGGGCGCGACACGCTGGAAGACTACAAGCTGTATGCCGCCGCCGGTCGCACACTGGAGCACTCAATCGGTGTTCAGGCCATCAAGCGCGACCCCGAAGACAAGCGCAAGGTTCTCGAGTGGAAGATGTGGGAATACTCGACGCTGACCTCATGGGGCAGCAACCCGCAGACGTTCCTCGTAGGTATTAAGCAGGACGACCCGACAACCGTTCGGGCAAACATCGAGTTCATCCGCCGCGCATTGCAGATGCGCTATACCGATGAACGACTAAAACAATACGAGATGAGACTTGACATGCTAACCAAAGCGCTTGAGGGCGCAGTCGTAGTGACCTGCCCCCATTGTGGGGAGCAGTTTGTGTGGGACGAGGCAGAGCGGCACACCCTGTCGCAGCAAGTGTTGGATTGCGCCAACAGTTACCTGCGCTGGATTACCGACGGCATCGTCCGTGAGGAAATGAGCAAGCTGAAGCCCGAAATCCGCGCTGCCGTGCTTGCCATTCTCGATCCTGTATTGAGCAAGATGGACGGAAAGATTGACGAGCAGATGGTGCAGAAGTCCCTTGAGGACCTCGCCGAGTTCGCCTACTGTCCTAACTGCTATTCGAGAGTTTACAATTCGAGCGTCACGCTTGGGCAGGGAACTCCTGTTGCCGAGAAGACCGAGGACGAGCCGTCAGAAGACACTCGTGACGAGGACGAGGAACAGGAGGAGAAAGCCGCCACCGGCACTTTCTTCGGAAGCCTCAACGCTGCAATCGACAATCATTAACACTTAATTTTTTGTTTCATTATGAAGGTAAAGAAATCCGATTTCGGTTACAACCTTGACAATATCAAGGATGCCGAGCAGAAGAGCTTCATGGAGAACATTCTTGGTGCGATGTGTGACGTCGTGAACAAGGCCAATGACGGTCTTATCACCAAAGAAGACATGGAGACTCAGTTCAATGCCATCAACGACAAGTTGAAGGGCTATGACTCCGAGAAGTTCGCACAGGTCGTGAAGGACAACGAGGAACTGCGTGAGATGCTGAAGAAGGCTATGGACGTGATTGCCAACGCAGAGTCGAAAGGCACGGCAGGCATGAACGTGCTGAGCAAGTTCGACGAGCGTCTTAACGCTATGTTCGACAGTGAGAAGTTCCAGGACTTCGTTGAGGGTAAGACCCGCAAGAGCGGTATGTTCGAGGGCTTCAGCATGAAGGACATCGTGAGTGTGTTCGCCAATGGCAACGACGGTGCCAACTACACCGGTGGTGTGCTCATCAGCCAGCAGGACCAGCGCTATTTCTCGCCCTACAACAATGCCAAGCTGCACCTGCGTGACGTGCTTCCCGTGTTGCAGGGCGATCCTCAGTTCCCCACCTACACCTTTGGCCAGGTTGATAGCGTTGACCGCAACGTCCGCTATGTGACCGAGAACGGCGAACTCCCCGAGAGCGCCATCTCGCTGAAGGAGGTCACTGCAAGTGTTGTGCGTCTTGGTACCCACATCAAGGTGTCTAAGCGCATGCTCAAGAGCCGTATCTTCCTGCGCTCGTATCTGCTTGCCACCTTGCCCGACCGCATCTTCCTCGCCGAGGACTGGAACATCCTGTTCGGTGACGGCACCGGCGACAACCTTAAGGGCATTGCCAACCTGCCCGGCTGCCACGCTGTTGAGGATATTATCGGTCAGGCTATCGTCACTATCGCCGCAGGCGGCGTGACTTCGGTCACGAGCTATAACGGCGGTGCAGATGTTATCGTTGAGTTCGCCGCAGCACAGCCTGACATTCTCGAGGGTATGCGCATCACGTTCGCTGGTGCCACCAAGTGCACCGGCCTGAATGCCACTCACGATGTCATCAAGATGAACGACCGTCAAATCCTCGTCAAGGGTGTTTCGTTCGTCAGTGGTGAGACCCCTGCCAGCATTTCGGCAACCGTCAACCACGGTGCTTACAAGAGCATTGAAGATCCCAACAGCGCAGATGTGGTGAACACCATCTTCGCCGTGATGAACTACGCCCAGTACAGCCCGTCAGCTATCGTGATGAACCCCATCACCGTCAATGCCATCATGTCCGAGAAGGACACCATCGGCCGCAATCTGGGTTTAGTCACCGGCACCAATGGTGTGAAGTACATCAATGGTATTCCTGTCATTGAGTTGACCAGCATCCCTGCCGGTAAGTACCTCGTCGGTGACTTCCGCAACGCCGCCAACCTCATTGACTACACATCGCTGAGCCTCGAGTGGGCCGAGGATGTGAACACCAAGCTGAAGAACTACGTCGTGCTCATCGCACAGGAGGAGGTCATCTTCCCCGTGTACATGCCTTGGGCATTCGCGTATGGCAGCATCGCAAGTGTTAAAACAGCCATCACCGCCGAGTAGTTATGAAGTACATCATCGAGGGCATAGACGTGCCTAAGGTGCTTCGCGAAAACCGCGTCCGTATAAGCCGGGGTACACTCAAAGTGACCCCGGTCACGGACGAAGCGGTGGCTGCCGCCGAAGACTTGAAAGAGCCTAAGGTGAAAGACAGCAAGGACGTGGCACCAGAGGCCGACAACAAGTCGCCCAAGAAAGGTAAAAAGTAAGATTGACAGATGAACCTCATAGATTGCTCATATTTCTACGTCGGGCCGTTGCAGATAGAGAACGCACGCCCCATTGACGACCTCGACAACAACGCCTTTGCCGTGCAGCAGACCATTGTCGCCTACATTGAGCGTTACCAGGGCGAGTTCCTGTTGAAGATGGTCGGCAAGGACTTGGCAGCCGACGTGACCGCCTACCTCGCAGCGAGGGAAGAGGACGAGGACCACACCGACGAGCGTGCCGAGACGCTGTGCGAGCAGCTGCGCCCCTCGTTTGCCCATTATGTCTATTTCAAGTTGGTCGGCGACGTCAACCAGCAGATGACCATCACCGGTCTGATGAAGATGAAGTCCGCCAACGAGAACCAGCCGCCTCGCCAGCGCATGGTGAAGGTGTGGAACGACATGGTGCAGCTCAACAAACAATTCGTTGAGTGGGCAGAGACGAGCGACTATGACGTGTTCTATCATGTCGAGATGATAACTCCCATTAACCAGTACAACCTATGATGGACCAGATTGAGGATATTTTCGCAAGTATTGTCAAGGCGGTGGGCCAGGCAGTGACCATCACCACGACAAAGCCCGACGGCACCACCGAGGACATTGTCGGTGTTGACGTGAACTACCTGTTCGGTTCTGCGCAGTACGTCAAGGATATGCTTGACGTGCGTTCAAAGGGTGCCGCCGCCATGCCGGTGAAGTTCCCCTTGATAGCCTTGCAGACCCCGAATGTGGTGACCGTTGACAGCGGCGATTACCAGTACAAGACGAGAATCAACCTCATCATCGCCTGTTCGTCGAGGAAGGATTGGTCAAATGAGAAGCGTATGGAGACCTCGTTCAAGCGCGTATTGTTGCCTATCTACGAAAAGTTGATAGAAGTATTGTTGGCTGACCCCCGTTTCGACTGGGGTTATGGCGAGACCGAGTTTGTTCCCCATACGATGAGCAAGAACTTCGACTACGGCCGTTACGGCGCGATCACGCCGAGCGGCCAAGAAGTAAGCGAGCCGATTGACGCAATCGACATCCGCTCGTTGGAATTAACGGTTAACAATCCAAAATGCAGATAAAAAATGTCCAGAATCAGAAAATGCTCCGGAAATTCGTTTTTCACCGGCAAGTCAGTCTGCGAGATTGACTATGATAAAATCAAGGCAGTCGTGCTGACCAAGCATGGTGTCAAGCTCGACTACTCGTCGCTGGCCGAACTGCGCACGCAGTGTCATGCCGACCTGCCTGACCGTGCCTACGGCCTTGTGACCGTCATCAACTGGGAGGTCAGCGGTGGCGAGGTGCAGACCTCGCAGGTGGGTTACGGCCCCAATGCCTACAACGGCGTGAGTGCCCGCACCGACAAGTTCACCCTCGACAAGTTCCGCCACTACCTGCGTGCCAGCATCCTGGCCAACGTGGAGGAGGACTTCGACATGTATCTCATCGACGTGAAGAACAACCTCTATGGTCTGAACGACGGTGAGGATACCTTGGCCGGCATCCCTGTGAACATCTACCCGAGCGGCAACGACCATCCCGGAGCCAGCGACAAGGAGAGCCTTGCCGTGAACTGCGTCTACCAGGATGTCGAGGCTTACATGCTCAACCTTGATGTGGTGCCCTTGGACTTCAACGCAGTGTCGGCCGTCTATGGCTTGATGCCTGTCACGTTGGAGGTTACCAGCGCTGGCAACAACAAGTACAAGCTGATTGAGTACTACGGCAAGGGCGACGCCACTGCAAAGTATGGCGCGTTGATTGCCGAAAACTCAGCAAGTGTGCTCAACGGAGCCACCGCTGCCACCTACGACGCAGCCACCGAGGTGCTGACGATCACCGCATCGCAATCTGCCACAACCCCCATCTCGCTCAAGGCCGCTTCGGTGCTTGCCGCCAACGGCATCTATGGCATTGAGCCCTACTCGGAATGAGCAAACTCACGGTAGACGGCGTGACGTTCGTCGTCGACGAGTGCAAGAAGCTGTCGAAGGAGGTGTTCATCAAACTCCACAAAGACTGCTTCTGGCTCGACCGAGATGAGGAGACCCGAGAGAAGATGTTGGCGGACGTCTACTCACGGATGACCAAGAAGAGCAAGAAGTGAAACCCGAGGGGTGCGCCGCCATGACGCACCCCATTTTGTTGAAGACTATGACGATAGCAGAGATGAGAGAGCGTGTGAGGCGCATCAAGGACGGCTTCCAGCCCGAGGTGCTGCGCTGCATGGACGCGAACAAGCATGAGATGGTAATATCGGTGCGTGAGCAGCTGTACTCGGGCATCGACGGCAATGGCGCATATCTGTCGCCCGACTACTCGACCGACCCATTCTTTCAGAACCCTCGTGCCGGCTACTATGACAGCGACGCGGAGATGTTCGTACCCTGCTACCGTCATCCAGAACGGTACATCGCCTGGAAAGAGCGTATCACGCCGCCGAGGGCGAGTGAACGCCTTGAGTTGCCAGCCCGCCCCACTGGTGTTCCGAACTTGTTCATCGTCGGCACGTTCCACACGAGCATCACCGCCCGCGCAACTGGCAACGGAGTGACGATCTTCACCGACGGATGGGACGAGGGCCCCGCAGTCGAGGCCAAGTATGGCTCTCAGATATTCGCATTGAGCCCGCAGGCAGTGGCCCACTTCAACCGAGAGTTCTTGTGGTCATGGTTATTCAGATGGAGGGACAGCCTATGAGTTGCAGATGTGTCCAGAGCAAGTGGCTCCGTGACCGCATGAAGCAGGCCGACCTTGCCAAAAAGACCGCCAGGCTGACCGGGCAGACGCAAGTTCTGTACCGCAAGGCAGACGGCACGTTCGCCTTCTGCGCAGAGGGCGACGACCCAAAAGGAGAAATTGTTGAAATCATAACGCAATATTGAAATGAACGAGACACTGATTACCGACCTCGTCGCCAGACAGGCGATGGACCAGTTGGTTGAATTGGACAACAAGATGGAGGGCACGCTGGACCAGTTCCAGCGATGCGCCCGAGAGTTGGCGACAGGTCTGAAGATACCTGTCGAGGTCACCGGCGACATTGACAGGCTGAACCAGCTGACACAGGCGACGATGCGTCAGGCCACCCAGGCCGCGCAGCAGTACACCCAGCAGATACAGCAGCAACAACAGGTGATTGCCAACACCACCAACACCATATCGCGCCAGCTGGCCGAGCAGGAGAAGGTCAACAAGGCGCAGCGTGAGGCCTACCAGCAAGACCAGCAGGCATTGAGCATCGCCAATCAGATACTCGGCACGCGTGAGCAGAACTACAAGCAGCTGGCCAAGTACAATGCCGAGATGAAGTCGTACAAGGACCAGATGAAAGAGCTGGATAAGCAAGAGAAGCAGGGTCTCATCACCGCCGACCAGGCTGCGTCCCGCCGAGGTCAGTTGATGCAGCAGTACGACAAGACCAAGGTGGCAGCCCAGGAACTGACCCGCATCCTCGCAGTGGAGAACAAGGAGGCCAATGCCGCCACTGGTTCTTATCAGCAGTTGAGCCAGCAGCTGGAGCGCATGAAGCAGGCCTACAAGCAGTTGAATGAGGAAGAGAAGGCAGGAGAGCAAGGTCGTGCCCTTGAGGCCGAGATCCAGAATCTTGACGCCCATCTGAAAGACCTCGGTGCCGACATGGGCGAGTTCCAGCGCAACGTCGGCAACTATGCCGTGGCCGGTGCAAAGAGCCTCAGAACAGAGCTGCGTGAGTTGACCATGCAGATGGCTCAGATGCTCGCCAATGGTGTCGACCCCACCAGTGAGGCATTCTTGAAGGTGGCAGAGCGAGCCGGTACGCTCAAGGACGCCATGGCCGACGCGACGTCAACGATCAACGACTATGCCAACGACACGAAAGGACTGACCAACACAATCAGTGTCATCGAGACATCCATCGCCGGGTGGCAGGCCTTCGAGGGCGCACTGAGCGCATTCGGCTTTGAGAGCGAGGCAGCGTCTAAGGCCACACAGAAGTTGATGGGCATCATGTCGATGATGAACGGTATCCAGAAGATCTCGACCGAGATTACTACCAATGGCACTGGAGCCTACCGCGCCTACCATGCGATATTGAAACTCCTTGGCGTGGAGAAGGCCGCAGTAGCGACAGCCACCGCAGCCGAGGCAGCAGCCACACAGGCCAATGCCGCCGCAGCGACAGAGGCCGCAGTGGCAGAGGCAGCGACAGCCACATCAACACAGGCAGCGACAGTCGCATCAGTCGAGCACACCGCCGCAGTGGGTGTTGAGACAGCCGCATTGACAGGAGCCACCGCTGCTGCGGTAGCCTTGAAACTCGCTCTTGCCGCACTGGGCATCGGTGCAGTCATCGCTCTCATTGTCACATTGTATCAGACGATTGAGGAGTTCAACACTGACGCAGAGAAGGCAGCAGAGATAACCAAGGGCCTCAACGATGCGATGAAGGAGGGCGAGAAGTCAACCGCAGCGACTGCCGCAGAGTTGAAATACTATGTCGGTGTCGTGAACGAGTTCAACGGGTCTGCCGAGGAAGAAAAGCGCCTGGTTGATGAACTCAACAAGAAATATGGCGACTCACTGGGCTACTATCAGAGCATTGCACAATGGAAATCAACGCTGACATCTATCAGCGAGTATTATATTGATGTGCTCAAGTGGGAGGCAATCGCCCAAGCCAACCTCAACAAATATGCCGAGGCAGCTGCCGAGGGCAACTGGGAGGCTGCCAACGCCTATGAGGCTCAGTTCGAATTCTACAAGAAGATGGCCGCCAAGCAGAGCCAGGTCGTGCAGAACCTGGTCAAACTCCGTGGTGGGTCAACCTCAAAACCGACTTCCGGTGGCAGGTCTGGCAGACGGACCGGCGGCTCCACATCCAAGGACAACGGCGCAGAGGACGCTGCAAAGGCCATCAGCGACCTTATTGACGAGTCCGAGGAGATGCTCTCCGAATGGGAGAAGACGGCATATCAGCGTGCGATAGCCCTTACTGCTGTCATCACCTCTACATCTGAAGAGCAGTTCCAGCAGCAAGTGGAGAGCATCCGCAACCTGTATGAGGTGACCGGCACTCTCATCGAGCAAGAACGTGAGAAAGCAGTTGCCGAAAAAGAGAAAGAATACGCAGAAGCCATCGAAAAAGCGAAGAAGTACGGCAAGTCCACCGTTGAGCTCGAGCAGGCACGAATCACGGCCATCACCGCACTGAACAACAACTACCTCCGCCAGATGGAAGACAACGAGAAGGAACGAGACGAGACAATCTCTGAAATGGAGGCCAGTCTTGTGTCGCTCATCGAGAAGGAGGCAGAGTTGAACAACCAGGACATTGCGAACACCAACAACGAGAAGCTGCTGTTCCTGCGCAACCAGTACCTTGAAGAGCTCAGGCTCGCCGAGGACAACGAGAAGAAGATTGCCGAGATCCGCAAGCGCTATGCCAGGGAGTCGGCTGACCAGTCCAACAAGGCTGCGATTGATGCGGCACAGGCAACAGTTGACGGCCTTGAGAAGGCGATGAAGTATGAGTCGCTCTCCAAGGATGAGCGTGAGGAGATTGCCAGGCGTCTCGCAAAGGCCAAGATTGCTCTCGCCAAGGCCGTGACAGACGCTGAGGAGAACCAGCTGAAGCAGACCATCGACGACGAGGCCGAGGCCGCACAGAATCGCAAAGAACTGCAAAAGGCATGGGTTGACGAAGTCGCTGACAGCCTGAGCAAGGTAGCCGACATCATCAGCTCGTCCTACGACTCGCAGATTGACAAGGTCCAGGAACTGATAGATGCCGAGCAAGAGCGGCACGATGCCGAGATGGAGCGCATCGACGAGGCAGCCGAGCGGGGCGCAATCACCAAGGAGGAGGCAGAGATCCGCAAACGTGAGGCAGAGGCGCAGACTGCCAAGAAACAGGAAGAGCTGGAGAAGCGCAAGTCGGCTCTGGAGTACAAGAAGGCTACCGTCGAGAAGGCCAACTCAGCCGCACAGACAGCCATTGCCACCGCATTGGGTGTCATGCAGACCTACGCCCAGTTCGGTGCCACCCCATGGGGCATCGCCCTCGCCGCCTTCGTTGGTGCCATGGGTGCCGTCCAGATAGCCAGCATCCTCGCACAGCCCATCAAGGCTTATGCCGAGGGAACCAAGGGCCATCCGCATGAGGGCGGTCTCGCCGTCGTGGGTGATGGTGGGAAAGCTGAGGTGGTGATGTTCGGCAGGAAGGCATGGCTCACCCCCGACACCCCTACGCTCATCGACCTGCCCAAGGGTGCAGAGGTGCTGCCAGACGCGACACAGATTAGGGGCATGGAGATGCTCTCCAGCATCCCGAGAGACCGCATCAGTGGCCAGCCCATCATCATCAACGACTACCATGCACTTGAGGAGCGCATGGAGGTCAACACCAAGACGATGACCAGGGAACTGCGTGCGCTGCGCAGCAGCATGGCCCGTGAGCTGCGCCGACAGAACTTCCGTGACTATATAAACAGAAGGACATGATAGAGCGACTTGACCAACTGACACTCGCCGACCTCATCGAGGTGTCGTGCGGGAACACCGATATGCTCGGCTACGAGGACAAAGTGGCCGGCATCAACGCAGCCAACCGCATCATCATGGAATATATGTCCATCGCCCAGCCACAAGCCGCCAAGATGCGTCTGACCGAGGGCGAGGAAATCGCCAAACTGCGGATGCGTGAGAAATGCCTGAAGATATGCCAGCTGCTGTGCGACCTCGGCCGCCCCGAGCGTGTGAAGGATGTGCTGCTTGAGCTGGGTGTGTCCGAGGAGTTCCTCAAGGACGGCCACGCCATTGAGGTGCGCTGCCAGGCGATGCTCGACGAGGTGCGCTACGAGATCAAGCGTGCCGAGGAAGGCAAAGAGAAAGAGCAAAAAGAGACCTCGCCCGAGAAGACCCGCAAGGCATGGTACAGCGAGATAGCCTTCGTGATGTCGATGTTGAAGACGAGCATTGATCCTGCCACGCTCAACGCCGCCATCTACGCCAACCTGGTCCATTCTGCCAGCGAGCGGAGCAAAACGTTGGCGAAGATGCCTCCCAGTATGGGAATGTTCCTGTAATCACTCAGTTTGCCTACCTATATACTGCGATTGTTGGAGGGTGCGGAATATTTCGCACCCTTTTTCTCTTAAAAAACGGCAGAAAAGAAACTAAAAAGAACCTAAAAAGCGACTAATACAAGCCAAAAATAGCCTTAAATCACGTTATTTCAAGCACTTAAAAGGGCGAATAAACGGGCAATAAAAAGTAAAAAGCGGTATGAAATAAGCCTCAAATCCGAACATTTTGGCCATTTTTCGGTACTGTTAGGTACAAAAATCACCTATTTGCGGTCAAAATGAAACGATTGAGAAAAGAAATCCGTGCCCTCCGCCGGGAAATGAGGGCAATGCGCCGCCAGTTGCGCGACATCGAGAGAGAAATCCGCCGGCAACGAGCCGACAAGTTGGACAACCTCATCACCACAATGCGGCAGTCTGCCCGAGAGATGCTGCACATGAGCCGTGACCTTTGAGGAACGCGTCGTGGAGGCGTATCGCCCGCTGCTCAACGAGGCGAGACGCTACTACCGCGATGAGAGAGCCTACGACCTCGCCGCCGACACCGTGCTGCGTGCGTTGGAGGCTCGCGACCGATACGACGACAGCCGACCGTTGCTCACATGGTGCCGGGCAATCATGCGCAACCTGTGGCTGAACACGAAGTCGAAGTTATCCGTCACCCACACCCAGCGACTGGGCGAGTGGGATGAGCCGGGCGGCGAGGATGCCGACCAGCGAGCGAGGGTGAACGACATCCTCGGCATCGTCCGTGACTTGGAGGCGCGGTCGGTGTCGGTGGCCACCCTCGTCGAAGTTGCCAAAGGCTACTCGTTTGGCGAGATTGCGGCGGCGAAAGGCGTACCGCTCGGCACCGTCAAACGGCGAGTGCATGACGCGCGGAAGATGTTGGCAAAGTTGGTCAATGTTAAGTAGATAAGGCATTAAGAACAATCACGTTAAATAAAGTTCGATGACGAAAAAAACGGCAAAAAAGAGAACCGTCCAAAGGTACTTTGGTATTAACTTTGCAATACTAAAAGAAAACAAACAATTCACTAAAAGTCAAACATTTAATTCATCTTTGATTATGAAAACGACATCGAATTTCAGAGTGAGAGTCATGAACTATGCTCATCACATCTTCAAGGCCCAGAACTATACTTGGAGTGCAGCCCTCAAGAAAGCGTGGACGCTCTACCGCCTCGTCAAGGCCATGCGCAAGGGAGTGGTCAAGTTCTTCTACGAGAAAGTGGACGGCAGTGCCCGCGTCGCCTACGGCACCCTGTGCAACCTCCCTGCCGGTATCACTTTCCGCAAGCGCAGCGCAAAAGCACCGAATTTCGCCACACTGTGCTACTGGGACACCAAGAAGAACGCCTTCCGTTCCTTCCGAGTTGAGAACTTCATCGCCATGGCCGTATGAAAGGGTTACTCATTACTCCCGAGGCGAGCGTGACCGAGTTTGTCCCTGCAAACGGCAGGGACTTCACGCTCGAAGAGCTGCAGAAAGGTGTTGAGGGGTGCATCGAAATCATCGACCTCACCGACAAGACAATCATGGTGGTCAACGAGGACGGCAAGGGCAGGCTGTACCCGAACATGATGGCGACCGTCATCGCCAAAGGATGTCGCGCTATCTTCCCCCACGACTACATCGCCGGCAATGCGGTGCTCTGTGCGAGTGACATGGTTAAGTAAGATTGTTAACCGCTATGATATAGCGAGTTAGCGTAAATATAGCTGATTTCTCGGGCTCCAAGAATTTTGGGTTTTGAGAAATCAGCTTTATTTGTCGGTACTTTTGTGGGTATGCTGACAAAGTACATACTCACAATCGCCGGCACCGAGCACGAACTGCTGGATGACTGCATAGAGAACTGGGACGAGATCTCGTTCTCTCTCAAGCGCACCGACTACTCGGGTGTGATGCGGTCCTATTCGACGCAGTTCGTCTTCTGCAACGCAGCCTATGACCTGCTCATGGCCGAGTATCTCGCCAACGGATTTCTCTCCGAGGCGAGCATTGCGGTTTACACCATCACCAACCGATGGACCTGGGAGAAACAGTTTGAGGCCCCCTTGGACTTCTCCAGGTTAGAGTATGAGAACGGCAAGCTGACGATCAATGCGCTGGACAATGCGCTCGGGAGCATCATCAAGGCGAACAAGGGGCAGAAGTACGAGTTCCCGGTGGCCGAACTGGCCACATCGAACTTCGACTTGCATCGCATGAGCATCAAGAACAGTGGTGTGATGAACGTGGCTGTAAACACCAATGCCCACAGCTACGGCGCAACGATGGACATCGGCATTGTCGGATTGACACTGAACAATGCCAGCAGCAAGATTGTGTCGGACAAGTACCTCACCATCACCGACCAGAGCAACTCCAATTCATTCTTTGCCTCGGTCAATGAGACTGGCATGGCAAACCTTGGCATCAGACTCAACGGCATGCTACGCTGCTGGCTCTCACCGTTGCATTTCGGGTTGTCAGTCAGCGACATCACCCCGGTGCAGACAATGGCCGTGTACACCGATGACGAGAACGACACGTTCACGCAGCGGGCGAAGATTTTGGATGATGACATCCGTTTCATCATGCACAACGGCGCAAGGGTGAGCGCTATTGTCGGTGGTGACCTGCACAACATCTACCCAACCCTTGCCGCGCTGGAGGCCGCAGCGGGTAGCGAAGCCGTGTTCAACCACAAGTTCGGCATCGTAGGTGGCGGGACATACGGCACAGCAGAGTACTGGAACAACAATGTGGTCTATGAGTACGTCAACGGCACATGGGTGAACAAGGGCGCCGCAAAGGACTACTACCAGGACAGACAGCTGGACGATGTGACAACTGTCGGTACCGCAGTGGTGGCAGGCACGAACCTGACTGCAGGCACTCATGTGCGCATCGCCGTGACCAGCAGTTCGTCATCGCAGAACGCTGTGCTGACGATTCAGTACGCCACACTCGCCATCGCATGGGAAGACCCGACAGGTGCCACCGTTACCTGTGCCTGTGTGCGTCCCGTCACGTTGCTGAAGGCCATCATCGACAAGATGACCAGCGGTGTAACCGTCACCATTGAAGCGGACACCGCGGGCGTGCTGGCCAGCACCTACCTTGTCGCGGCCGAGACGCTGCGCAACATCACAGGTGCGAAGATGTACGCCACCTTCCAACAGTTCACCGACTGGATGGGTGCCGTGTTCGGCTACACATACCGCATTGACGGCAATACACTGACCTTCACGCATCGCTCGAATGTGTTCAGCGGTGCAGTGAGCAAGGTGATAGAGTCGGTCAATGATGTGAAGTACTCGGTCAAGGACTCGCTGATCTACGCCACAGTGGAGGCTGGCTATGCCAAGAAAGACTACTCGCAGATAGACGGACGTTACGAGAAGAACTTCACCAACTACTACTCCACAGGCTACACCGTCACCGAAAACAAGATGACGCTGGACAGCAAGTTCCGTGCCGACGCATACGGCATTGAGTTCTCCCTGCGCAAGCGTGAGGAGGAGACTACCGATGACAAGGCCGACAATGACGTGTTCGTGCTGCACATGACCACACTGACTACCACAGGCTACTGGCCCACGAACAACGAGGTCTACTCTCCCGCCGTGTGTGTGGCCAACAACGAGGGACTCATCGCAGTTCAGGGCAACGGCGCCGATGTGCTGCTGACGATGACCGCCAGCGACGGGGACAACGCGCTGGCCGACGTGAATTGCAGCAATGCGCTGTTCACCGCCGGTGAGCTTACCTTCAGCACCGATGACAACGAAATGCCTGCCGACCCAAACGGCCTTGTGCAGCTGGATTACGGCGGGTTCCGCTACACAGGTTACATCCAGGAGGTGGAGTCACGCTTCGGCAAGATTAACGCTGCCGAGTACACACTAATCGTTAAGACAATGACAGCACTATGACAGTTATAAGTCCATTCACACCACTGCGCTTTGACGACGGTACGAAGAGCGATGGGCTGCCCTCGCGCTATGTGCAGGTATTCGCTCCGACAGACCGCATCATGCTGCAAGTTTTCACTGATGTCGGTGCCGGTGACGCCGTCCCTGTGGGCAAGATTTACGATGCACATACCGACAATGTGATAGCCTCCATTGATTGGAGTTTCTGGCTGGTCGACAACAACACGAAGATGTTATACTTCAACATAGTCTCTGGGTTGTCGATAGGCCATTACTACATCACCATCAACGGCATCGCCTGCGACGAGTTCCGTGTCACCGATGACGAGGCCGTACTGGCGAGGTCAACGCTCATCCAGTACTCGTTCAAGGACAACAGACAGCGTGAGGACGTGATTGCCATACTGAGCAATGTTCATTACTTCTTCGACTGGCGTGTCCCTGGCGGCTTCAAGGACAGCGGCTGGCAGTTCGGTGTGGACAACGAGCAGTTCGCCACGCAGCACCAGGATCTCGTCGAGTTGTATGCGAGGGAGTATCTCACCAAGACCTTCACCATGGGCGGCCCGGTGGGCGTGCCTGTGTGGTATGGAGAGTTGCTTAACCGGGTGCTCACCTGTCCGTATGTCTACTTTGACGCAGTGCGCTATATGCGCAACGAGAGCGAGGTGCCTTCGATGAACACCATCGTCGAGGGACTGGACTCGTTCGTGTTCACCCAGTCTCTGCGCAAGTCATCACTTGCCGAGAAGACCATTGAGGAGGCCAACCAGGTAGCCATCCGCCGTGTGGATGCTACTTACAACCGTATTGACACGGAAGAAACCGAGAACCCATTAATCATTGAGACATGACAGAGAACGAGAAACAGGAGATAGTGGCCGAGGTGCTTGCATCGCTGAGGACCAACGGCCGCACCATCATGCAGCTGACACCCGTCACAACGATGACGAGCGGTGACTACATTGAGCTCAATGGTGGCCGAAGGGTCGAGTATTCCGTGCTATACGACCAGTTGTACAATGCGGCTGTGACAGCAATCGAGGCCGACAAAGTGGAGACATGGGCAGCCATCAACAGGATTGACTTGCAGCTTACGAATGTGACCAGTCGTGTTACATCGTGCGAGGATGAGTTGTCGGAGCATGGCGATGAGATCGACGCAGTGAAGTTTGAGGTGTCGACACTTAAACGTCAGGTGAACATCAACGCCGATGTGCTGGACCGTCATTTGTCTGAATTCGGGCTGCTGCGCAGCGACGTGGGGGAAATGGCCGAACAATTGGAGACACTGGCTGAGGTGTACTGCACGGAGGCTGAGTATCAGGCGATGGCTGACGCTGGCACACTTGACCCGGACACTAAATATTTCATTTACGAGTCATGAGCATCTACCGCAACAACCGCCGTGTGGGGCTGGTGCAGAAGGGCAGCCGCGCCATCATGGCCATCTACAAGGGCACACGCCTGGTGTGGAGCAAGGTGGCCTCGTGGTGGCGAGGCGAACTGGTGTGGCGAGGCGACAACACATGGCATAATTAACGACTAAACAACATAGCAAGATATGGCAGGAATAGACGAGAAAATACCGGGCATTGGAACTCCATGGGAGGGCTACAAACACAGCCGAGTTGAAGAATTTATCAAGGCGCAACTCGCCGCGCTGCAGGCTGCGACCGAGGGCAAGGTGGGGTGGATAACCTACGAGAATGGCAACATCGTGTTCTATGACGCGGAAGGCGGCACGCAGCTGGGCATGGTGCCACTGAGCGGCACGGTGTACGCCATCACGCTGGCGACAACCACGCCGAGCTCATTCTATGTGCTGAAGGATGACACGGTGGCGAACATAACCGTCACGCCGAGCACGAAGAGTGGCACCATCGGCAGCGAGATGGTTGACTTTGCCGAGGACTACCGCTGGGCGCTGGCTGTCGACAACGGCAGCGGGACGTATGTTGAGCGCACGACTGGTGACTGCCTGAGCGGCAACAGCATCACGGTCAACACACGCACCTATCTGAATGTGGGCACGAACCGCATCAAGGTGACTGTAACGGGCAAGGACTCGCAGCAGACCAAGACCACGACATTCATGGCCTCGGTCACCTCGCTGACCTTGACCTCGCGCTACAACTGGAACAATCCATGGCTGCAAGGTGAGGCGTATGCCATCAACGGCCTGTACTTCTCGGGCAACCTGCAGAAGACGCTGCATGTGCGTGTTGACGATGACGACAACCAGGAATACACCAAGGTGTTCTCGAGCGGCACGAACTACACGACATCGCCGTATGAGTTCGACATGACAGACCACTTTCCCAGCAATAGCGAGACTGGTGTGCACACGGTTGAGGTGTGGGTGAGCGGCGACAACGTGGAGACGGCCCACTACAAATACAACGTGATGTGCGTGGCCTCTGGTGACGAGAACCAGGTGGCTCTGGTGTGCATCAACGAGGTGGTGGAAGCTGCCGTAAACTACGAGACTCAGCGTCTGTTCCGCTATGCCACCTACAATGCCACACAGGTGAAGATCACGCTGACTGCGCAGAACGGGTCGGAAGTCATCACGCTGGTTGACCAAGAGACCATCAGCGTGCAGACGCAGACCAAGGTTGACTACACGATGGCCATCGAGGCCGAGATTGAGGGCAACGACTACAATCTGAACATCATTGTGCGCACCGACGACATGACGGCTTTTGAGCGCACAGCGATTGACAACAGCAACTCGTATGCCGCCGTGGAGGGTGCGGTGTTCTATCTGAACGCTGCGAACCGCAGCAACGGCAGCGCCGACCGCGAGGAAATCATCAATGCTGCGAGCGGTGCCGAGGTGGCCAGCTATGAGGCTGCATGGACGAACATGTCATGGTCTACCGATGGCTGGTATCATGACAGTGACAGCAACAAGTGCCTGGTGGTGAATGCGGGCAGCACGATGGAGATACCCGGACTGACGCCTCTTGGCCGTGCGTCAACCAGCTCGCTGACGATTGAGTTCAAGTTCCGCTGCTCGAACATCAGCGACTATGACACACCAGTGCTGTCGATGATGGACACCACGACGTTCGGCAGCTCTACCAACGGCATCATCCTGTTCCCTACCCGACTGACCGTGCTGACGTCGGGAGACCGTCAGTTGACACCGCAGACGGTGCAGCTGAGCGAGGACCGGGTGCTGCATGTTGTGGTCGTGCTGCAGCGAGAGTACAAGCCCACCGGTCGCAACCTCTGCCGCATCTACATCAATGGTGTGCAGCAGTGCGTGTTTGAGTACGATGGCACGGCCTCGCTGGGCACTGGTTGCCTGCGCATGGGTCAGTCATCGGCTGACTTCTACCTGTACACGATGCGCATCTACAACCAAGTGCTGGAGCATGACAGCGTGAAGCAGAACTTCCTCAACAGCATCATCGACGGCATGGACTACACCCGCAGCGGTGTGCGCCACGACAACAACATCATGGACGGCGGCGAGATCTCGTATGACATGTGCAAGGCCGCCGGGTTCAACACGATGGTCATCAAGATGGCTAACGACCTGGACATCCCGTCGCTGGTGAACTCGACCGACAACACTGCCACCATGCGCTTTGAGTTCAGTGACCATCCCGCATGGAACGTGACCATCACAGATGCGCCTATCGGCGGTCAGGGAACCACATCCATGCGCTACTACAGATGGAACTTGCGTAACAAGCTGAAAAAGTCAAGCGCAGTCTGGCATTATGCGGACGGAACGACCGACAACGTGAGCGGCTACTTTGACGGCCGTGGCAACCACCCGAAGGTGAACGACATCGTGGCGAAGAAGAATGTGGCCTCGTCGATGCAAGGTCACAAGATGGGTGCATGCAACATGTATGACGAGCTGTTCGAGGCCTGCGGGCTGAAATCGGGTCTGCCCGAAGGTGCTCGTGTGGCCATCTACCAGTATCCGATGATGGGTTTTCAGGAGTATGCAGACGGGACATACAAGTTCATCGGGCTCTACACCGTCGGTCCGGCCAAGAACGATGCCGGCACGCGTGGCTATGACACGACGACCTATCCGTCACTGCTGTCGATCGAGGGCCCGAACCATGCACCTCTCGGCACCCGATTCCTGCATCCCTGGGTTGACGTGACCTACGACTACACGCAGGAGACCTTGTGTTTCGGCGGCGAGGAAGGCTGGGACGTCGGCTCGTGCCGCTTCAGCACCGACAAGGCGAGTGACGCTGCCAATGTGCTTGCCCTGTTTGAGGCTGAGTGGAAGCCAGCCTACAACATAGCCTACCTGTGCTCACCATACCTGTGCTCGTTGAGCGAGGCGGGATACAGCTCGCTGGCTGCACTGAACGCTGACAAGGACAACTTCCGTGCCGGCCGTGGCATCTACGGCAACAAGAAGAATGACGTGCTGACGCTGTACGACACATCATACCAGCTGATTTACTATAGCAACAAGGACGGTGTGTACAAAGTGCTGGCCGACCTTGAGGACTACGACTCCAGCTATGGTGTTGTGACCACCCATAACATTAAGGCCTATCTTGGCAGCTATCTGACGGCCATTACATCCTCGTCCTCGCCCACGACTGCACAGCTGCGTCAGGCTCGCATTGCCAAGTTCGCGGCCGAAGCCGAGCGTTACTGGTCAATCAACGCCGCGTGCTACCATGAGGCATTCTGCGAGATGATCGCCTGCTCGGACAACCACGCCAAGAACTCCTACCCCATGAAGTGGAAGTCGCTGAGTGAGGGTGGCCGCTGGATATGGTGCCAGGATGACATGGACACCATCCTAATGACCGACAACAACGGCCAGCAGACCAAGTCGCCAAGCGTGGAGGTGGGCGATGTGACACAAGATGGAGTAGACATCTACCAGGGCAGCTCGTCGTCGTTCTGGGAACTGATCAACCATGAGGACGGCTTCAAGAGCGGTGTCAAGGACATGCTGGTGTCGATGGTCAACGCGATGGTGCGTCTGGCTGCGCAGTACAATGTTCCCGGAGCAAATGTGCACAGTTCTGTGATGAACATGCTGAACTACTACTTCTGGGAACACTCGGCTTATTACTTCCCGCTGTCGGGCTACAACTCAGACAGCGACTTTTCGTACGTTGGCGTGTGGGAGCTGAACCCCGACGCGACGTACAACAATGTGCCCCCGCTGCGTCAGGCTAACGGCACCCAGCTTGAGGCCGAGCGCAAGTGGGTTGAGTGGCATATCGTGTCGCTGTTCTCGAAGTATGGCATCGCTGCGTTCACCGGTGCCGGTGACGATGGAATGGGGCGGTTGGAGTTCACGCCTGCCGCATCGTTCACCTTTTCCATCGTGCCCGCTGTGGAGATGTATCCGTCTGGCAACCGCGGCGGCGGTGTGGATGTGCGTGGCGCTCGCACGGCCGCAGGCGGGACGTGTGGCATCACTGCGACATCGGACGGCACGACGACTTTCTATATCAAGGGTGTGGACTGGTACACCGACCTTGGTGACCTGTGTGGTCTGACGCTGACCACCCGTGGCGGTGACGCGACAGTTGGCTCGACGATGAACATCAGCGGCAAGCGTCTGCGCCGTGTGAAGGTGGGCGACGCCACTGCAGCCAACGTGCAGTTCAACGCAGGCGTGCTGTCTGTGTCGGGCGAGTGCATAGAGGAGGTTGATGTGCGCAACGTGACCACGCTGACCAGCGCTGTGTCGCTGATGGGCTGCCCGCGTTTGCGTCGTGCGCTGTTTGCCGGGTCTTCGGCCCCAGGTCTTGTGCTGCCCATCGGCTCAAAGGTCAGCGATGTGTCGTTCCCCGACCAGTTGACGACGTTGTTCCTGCACTCGTTGCCAATGCTTGATTTGTCGAGCATCACGCTGAACCTAGCAGCCAAGCAGACCATCACCGGCCTGTATGTCAACAATTGCCCACAGATCAACCCCTTCGACGTGCTGCGCGACCTGCTGGGGACGAGCGGCAATTCGTTGCACTTCGTGTCGCTGATGTGGGACGGCGTGATAGAGATGACCGGCAGTGAGATGGAGCTGCTGGTACAGCTGGCCGAGGAATATGACGCAGACGAGAACACCGGCTTCGGATGTGTGACCTACAACAGCGAGACTGGTGTAATGTCCAACTCATCGGCTCACTGCATCCTCCAGGGAACCATCAACGTGACCACACCGATGTATGAGGACACGGCGAACACGCTGCGCGCCTACTTCGGCAACACGCTGACGATAGTGTGCGACACCTACTACATCCGCTTTGAGGATGCCGAGGTGATGCGCATCTGCGCCATCAACTGGGGCGACTATCACTGGGAGCCTGCCGGTGGCACCGGCTCGCACGACCTTACGGTCACGCCAGTGTCGGGCACTGGCAAATGGGACCTGGTGGACGGCAACTATGTGCCGAACCGCAACAACACGGGCGCGTACAACATCACGGCCACTGCCAACGCCGGCGCGGGCGCGTGGAACCAGGTCGCCGACGGCATAACCCCGGCACAGGCCGCCGCAGTGAGTTCCCTCGGGACTGTGTTCAGACGAAACACGCAAGTTGAAAATGTACCCAACACATTCCCGGAATTGTACACCTCGTTCGTTAACGTCAAGAAGCTAGTAGGTTATGGCTTTTATAACAGAACATGGGCTAGACTAGATTTGCGAGCAATCACGACTATCGCGCTGTCAAGTCTGCAAAATATCGTAGTCAAAGAATTTCTGATTTTCAGAGACATTCCTGCTGTTCCTGACAGGACTTTCGACATCTGGGCAACTATTAATTCAGTTGTATTCCTTTGTGACGATGTGCTTGTCTATGAGGGCACAGGAACTAAGTGGGGCCCAAATTGTAGAATTTCAGCCATTTATGTTAAAGACGATCTAGTGAGCATGTACAAGTCTGCTACTGGATGGTCAGCAAAAGCCAACATCATCCAGCCAATCTCCAATTGCCCCTACGACTTGCCTGATTAGTCTAGTACTGGCAAGGTCTCGCCTGTAAGAGCCTCGAACTGCGAGATAGGCTTGAAATAGGAAGCAATCTTCGACCAACGCTCGTGAGATTTGTACACTTCCACTAAGTCGTCAGGCACAAAGACTCCGATTGGATACGTGGCCATGTAGAAACTGGGGTCTCCGTTGATTGTGACAACCTGTCCACCGTTGGCCGTGCCTATTACAAGCCAACGTAACCTGCCACTCCCATACCAGTAGAATTTCGCGGAGCTTGATTGCCTAACAGACACAAGAGCTGGCAAATAAATACCCATATCAGTATTGGCAGTGCTACTTTGATTGGAAGACATTGGCATGTAATCAGTGTTTACCATAGCAGGCATGTATATGATATTAAGGCGTTGTGGTTTCCAATCGCCCATACCCATCAGGAACGATATATGGCGCAAATCCATTTCAACGAATGCCGCATTGCAGTTGCAATTGTACTGGAATTTAGTAACATGCTCAAAGTATCGAAGTTCGTTGAAGCGCAAGCCATCTAGTTCGGAAGTGAACTTACCAGTCCCGAGGGAATTAATTTAACTAATTGCTTTAATCTGATTCGCATATTCAGACCATGAAGGACTGCTCTTGTAGTCGTCCACCAATGAGTCTGGAACATAAATAGTTAAATTAGGATATAGTTTCCATGAAACTTGGTTACTATATTTTATTGACCCTTCTTCCCTGCTGATGACTGAATTGCTTGTTATTACTAACTTCTTGAAGTTTTGATAATATCCTCCAGAGTAGATAAGTCCTTGCTTCCTGAAGTCGTTTACAGCAATTGATGATATTTGTGGTGGTAGAGTTATCTCAGCTAAGTACTTTTTGTCGTAGAAGAATGCGTATGGTCGAGAAACACTCGTGAAATTTACTAACTCATTGAACTTGTATGCACGTCCGATAGTGTCCAATTGCGTGTCAATAGTCCCGAGGGAATTATGCACGCCAGGCACGGCGCAACGATCGCACGATAGTATTGTCGCGAACATGGGCATAGACCGAGGCCGTGGTGGTGATGCTCCTGTGGCCGAGGATATGCTGGATGACCGACAACGGCACACCACGCAGCAGGCAGATGGTGGCGCAAGTGACACGCCCACAGTGCATGGTGATGTGCTTGCGGATGTGCAAACGACGCAGCGCACGAGCCAGCAGCAAGTTGGCACGGGCATTTCCTGGCAGCGCAAACAACTTGCCTTGCCCCGACACAAGCGGAACGGCCTTGCCACCGAACGTGACCGACAGTGGTACCCTCACCTCGCTGCCTGTCTTCTGCGTCTTCAGCGTGAGCCACCGCTGCCGACCCATCGAACGTACATCGCTGCCACGCACACGGCAGAGGTCGCTATATCTCAACCCAGTGTAGCATGAGAATAGGAAAGCCCGCACCACCGACCGCTCGGCATCGGGCAGTGTGCCGGCTCCGTTCTCGATCTTGCGCATCTCACGCTCGGTGAGCGAGTGCTTGTGTGTCGCCTCACGACGTATGGTGAACTTGCGGAACGGGTCACGCACCAGTAGATCCTCGCCCAGTGCTATGCCGATGTAGCGGTGCCATATCTTCATCACCTTGGCGATGGTGTTGGTGGCCAGCCCTACGGCACGCAGATGCCGGTCAAAGTCGCACACCGTCTGGTAGGTGATGTCGCCGAAAGTCATTGTCGGCTTGAACTGCCTCAGATGCTTAAGGCAGTTGCGGTGGTTGCTGCGGGTTGCCTCGCACACGTTCGCCACCTCGATCTGCCGCTCCATCCATGCCAGGAAGTCGACCGTCGCCGACGGAGCAATGATGTCCGGGTGGTCGATGAGCGCATTCGCGTCACCGATGCGCCTGATGTGGCACTCTCCGTCCACGATGATTTGCACAATGGCCGTCCTCCCTTGCAGCCTCTCCACTATTTCATTCATCAGCTCTGCTATCATACCTTTTTGTGGCAAAGGTACGATAAAAAAGTTTTTTCAGAAAGTTTAATTTCGTAACGCACTACATATTAAAGACATAGCAGAGCCAAAAGGGCGAATAAGAGAGAGAAAGATTTGGGCGATTTCCCGTAGGTGAATATCTTGTCACTAATTTTGTGTTGTTAAGTTCTACGACAATGACAAAGGACAGGAAAGATACGATAACCGTATGGTCAGCCATCTGCATGCTGGCCTTCGGTAGCGTGCTGACGATAGCAGCGTTCATTCTCCCGCCAATGGGTGAGATTCACGACTCGGTGCTGTGGGTGCTGGGTCAATCGCTCATCTATGCTGGAGGTGCGCTGGGCATCGCCAACTACGCCAGAGCGAGTGCAAGAGAAGCGGTCGACGAGCAGATCCGCATGTTCAAAACGACTAAAGAAGTTGCCAATGATACTGAAACTGAGACGAACGGCTAAGAGACAATTGTACACGATAGGCCACCTGTACATCAATGGCGCATACTTCTGCGACACCATCGAGGACAAGGACAGAGGGCTGAACCAGTTGATGCCGCTTGACCTGATCAAGAAAATCAAGGTCTACAAGCAGACCGCCATCCCCACAGGCACCTACACGGTCGCCATGGGAACCCGCTCGCCCAAGTTCTCGCAGAAGCCCGCCTACAATTTCACCGAGGGCCGACTGCCGAGGCTGCTGAACGTGCCTGGCTATGACGGCATCCTCATCCATGCCGGTGTGAACCAGAACTCATCGGCTGGCTGCCTCATCGTGGGCGAGAACAAAATAGTTGGGCAAGTAGTCAACTCCATGGCCACGTTCAAGAGGCTGTGGCAGATTCTTGACTCTGCCTACAAACAGGGAGACAAAATTTCAATCGTTATCGAATGACAAGATATGCGAAATACATTGCACTGCTGATGGTCGTTGCTGGCATGCTGATGATGCAGCAGCACACCATCAACTCGCTGCGCAGCAAGAATGAGAGCCTTGCGGTCACCAAGCAGACGCTTATGGACTCCGTAGTGCATTATCGCACGAAAGATGGCCTGAATGCGGCACAAGTTGCCGAGTTGCGACTTTCACTTGACGAGATGAAGAAGTATAGGGCTGAGGACGTGAAACTCATACAGAGCCTGAAAACGGGCCATCGTGATGTGGAGCGCTTCACGACCGTTCAGACCGTCACTCACGACACGATCTATTCCGTGCTGCGTGATTCAGTCATCATCCGTGAGACTGAGCCGCTGAAGGTTCGTGCCATCGACATAGACAAGCGATGGTATTCGCTCCACGGCTGGATAGACGGCGATACCATCACGGGCACACTGACCACTCGCAGCGCATTGAAGATTGTAGAGACAGTCAAGTACAAGCGTTTCCTCGGTTTTTTGTGGAAGACCAACAAGGTCAAGGACCGCAAGGTGGATGTAACTAGCCTCAATCCAAACGAAGTG